TCTAGAAAATTCATGAGTATGTCCCTATAATTACTTATTGTTATTTATTGCTGCTGAGCTTGCTGAGGATTTGGTTCGGGATTATCAGCAGCAATTTTTGCTTGTTCTTCTGCTTCTTTATCCATTTGTTCAACCATAGTATCAGTTTCTTCTGATGAAAGTTTTAACATATTTCTCATAATATATTCTTTTGAGAAATATTTACCAGAATATACATCAGCAATCTGAACATTCTGAAGCCGTTCACGCAGCATGTCCGATTCTTTTAGTTCTGCAAAGAAGTTATCCTTAGCATAACGGAAACGCATGCTTTCTTTAATCAGAACCCAATCTTCGAGGGTAGTAATACCCTTCAAGAGCAATTGAGTCTTCAGTAAGTCGAAGAATAGATTATTAAAACGTAACCGAAGTTTGCTAATAAACTTGGCGAACTTAATTTCATCACGTGTGATCTCATTTCCACGGCCGATGTTAAAAGAACCCTGACCTTGTTGGAGGCGTGACAGCGGAATATTAAGCGATTGATAAAGTTTTTGTTGAAAATACTCAGTATTTTCGATCGAACCTAATGAATTTTTAGTAAAGACTCCACATGATAATGCAAATGTATGATAATTGTGGATCATTTCTGTTCCATCAATCGTCAACGTTCCTACTTCTATGGGTTCATCTAAATATTCAATTTTTACTAATCTGTGATTATGTAAAACACACTTCTTTCTAAAATCGTGCCAATCTTTATAGCCAAATTTTCTAATGCCTTTTCTTAATACAGAAGTAGTAAATTGAGTTTTATTAAACTTAGATGTTTTGTTTTTATTAATTTCTGTAAATTCATTAACTAAATATTCATCTTGATTCAATAAAACAACTACTTCTTCAATAGTCATTTGGTGTGTCGTTTTACCCTTTACTAGATCTATAATGCCTTTCAGAATTACATCACTTAGTTCAGCTTTTTGCTTCTTTTTATAATTTTCTCTATGGCCTTCATTATTCCACATAGAAGAATTATTCTCAATAGCTCTATCCGATGCTAATTTTCTTCTTTCTTCATTGTTCCAGGAAGCAATATTTTTAGAATTCCATTCTTCATAATAAATTGGATCTTTTAATAGTTCCAAGAATTTAGAATTACCCTTCATGAAATTATCAATTGACTGGTTATCTCTTGTGTTCCTATCTTCAGCATTTAAAGAAGAAATATATTCCATCAAACCAACGGACACAGAGTTACAGTAATCATTATATTCTTCGGTAGAAAGAGAAGCTTTCCACTCTTTAAGTTTCAAAGACATCTGCTTAATGTGTTTAGCATAAACTTCAGGCTCAAATTCTTTTTGATGTATTAATTTTGCAGCTGCAGCTTTTCCACCCAAAATACATGCTTCTTTTGAAAATGAGAACTTAGTATGTAATTGTTGATGATCTTTCCAAGACATAAAGCAAAGATTTTCTGGTGAATTATTGTATCTATTAAAGTCTTTATGATGAATTATAGATTTTTTGATATTTTTATTTTCTTCATTAAAGACATAATCTTCAACATACAAATCCTTTAAAGCATGCGCAACTAATCTATGAGTATATACCCACTCTTTAGATGCATTATCAAATACTTGAGTGTAGTCTAATTTCTTAAATTCCGATATCTTTGTGTTTTTAGTGTAAACCGGAATCATGCTTTCATTGAGTTCTAAATCTTTTGCATCAACGAACCCTTTGTTGTAAATAGGGAATTTATGGTCCGGTGTACAGATTAAACTTTCACCGTTATCGAAAGTTAATTTCATAACTTTAGCAGATTTTTGAGTAACACCAGCCCAACTAATTAACCCGGGTTCTATCTCGCCTGTTTCTGGGTGGCATGAATAAGTCCACAAAATTTTGCCAGATTCCATTTCATCTCTGATTTTGGAGATAGATAAATCTCTTCCGTCCAAAAGCTTAACCTTAGTATCCATAGCTAAACAGCCTGCGCCATCCAGAGTAGTGATTTCTGTGCCCTTGCCACCAGTAGTTCTTGGTAGGAAGAAATCTTCAAGAATAGACTGATGAGCTTTTGCATCTTTCACAGTACCTGTATTGACGTCATATACTTGCTTGTTCTTGTACCGAGCCATAACATCTTTGATATATTGTTCGGCTTTGGTGCGTGCCATACCAGAAGTATCAATATAGAATATACGGCGCTGTGGTGCCCGGGTAAGACGGTAGATAACATCTGAATCTTCCATCATACGGAGTTGATTCAGGGGCCGGATTGCTTTGTGCAAATATGAGATAACCATATTTGAATTTCTATCAATCAAACCAGAAGTGATGTAAGCAATAGACTCAGGGGCGATTTTAATACCTTGCTTCTGATCACCTTGGCCAGCTATACCAGAATTCTTTTGTTTATCGGTATAGATATAATAATCCGATTGACCTGTGACTAAAGAAATACCAGTCTTTGGATCTATTTCTTTTTTGATCTCAATGATACGCTTTAGTTTTGCTACATCAATTGAACGAAGTTCTTTAATACCATCTTTTGTTTTATCTTTATCTATAATCTTATGATAAGCTAATCTACCATCAATATACCAATTTCTGGCAATGTCTGGTCCGATAGACTGAAATTTCAATAAAATTAAAATATTTTTGAATTCATCTGTGATCGCTTCTTTAGTTTTCTTTGAATATTTTTCATCAAATTCTTGATCAAAGTCAATAGATACTAACTCTTCATTTTCATCGATAACCATAAACTCATCTACAATTTCTGATATGGCTAAGTCAATATCAGAAACTAAAGAAATTTCACGATATTTTGAAACTAATTCTACCTCGTTTTTAATTGAGGATGGATCTAAGTCAACAGAATATGAATTAAAGCCGGCACCAGACCCAGCAGCTACTTCTAAGCCACCTTCAATATTTGTTGCCGGAACAAAAGATTTGGTTTCAACATCTTTATTCTTGCTTTTAGTGATGTTGAAACCAAAAAGACTCAAACCATTAGAATCAGTAGCCATTTAATTAACGAATTTGCGAATCACCAGATTCCACAGTCCAATAGTCAACAGAGAATTCAACATTGAATTCTTCAATTTGAGAAACTTGACCAAAGTCCAGAGAAATTTCGGAAATATTAGTTGGAAAGCAGTTATGAAATTTATATTTTCTAAGTTCCATATCATTACGGTCTAACTGCACAACCTCCATAGGTACTACGTATGAAAGTGGTACAACAGCTCCGGATGTAGAACTATGTTCCAAAATACCAGCAGACCAAACTTCTAGAGCTTTGCGGATTAAAAAGTTAGAATCATTAAGCACTCGGACTTGCCAATTCTGAAATTGGCGTTCACCTGCCAATTTAACCGTTCTTCCACGATATGGAACTTCGATTGTTTGAATTGTTGATGCTGGCAGAGAGGTTGCCGTACACATGAATACAGCAGAAGCAGCCGCACCATTTGCACCACCAAGATTTTGAGGGAAAGCCAGATTAACTCTGAACTGTGTTGGGCGTGCACCACCCTGTGTTAAGAATGCACGAAAGTCATCTATTCTAGCCAAGATCTATTCTCCTTGTGTTTATTTATTTATTCTCGGTTTTCTTCATTAGAAAACCCTGGGTTTAAAGTAGGAATTCCGAGAATTCATTATCTATTAATTTGAAATTCATCAAGTGCCGGCGGCAATATCGAATGTGACATTTGGACCAACCGCTGTAAAGTTCAATGTGACAAAGTTTATCGAATAGTTAGGGCGGATCAAAATAGTTCCAACAAAATTATTAGTAGCAATAACTTGTGGGGTGTTATTTGTTTCATCACAAATAACCTTAAAGTCTTGAATGCCGCGCCGACCTTTTACATCACGTAGGAAAGGTTCAACTGAAGCAACAAATTGGAGACGAGTAATTGCGTCGTTCAATTCAAACAATTGATACTTAGCAGAATTCGCAATGGATTTTTCCAAGATCAAGAACAATCTACGAACGTTGATACGGTCAAATGCACTTGGTTTTGTCGTAGCAGTCTTATCACCGAACAATATAGTACCCTTACCAACTTGGTTAATAATTGGATTGATAGCTGCTGGATACAATTGATCACGTTCTGATTGAGTTGGATTCCAAGACAATTTGACAGCACCCTTGATCTGACCTTTAGTCATGCCAGCTGGAGAAGCCCATGTATCATTAGTAGCATCAACTTTGGCACAAAGGCCAGCAGTATCGGCATTTAGTGCAATCCAACGGTACTTGTCATTATATTTGTCATACATGTACTTGTAGCCAGAGTCAATAACTGCATATGAAGAATCAAATGTTTTGAATGCCTTAGCATCTGCAATACGAGTTGAACTTGTACCAAAAATTGGTGAACCGGTTTTACTGATCGAAGTAAATGCTACACAATCTTTACGAACCGCAGCAATATTATTCACAACGTATGCAGACAGAGTTTCTGAAGCGTTACCAGTAACTAGCAAGCTGATGTCGTATGTTTGTGAATCTAAGAATAAATCCCAACCAAGTTGCATTGCGCCTTCTGTCACAGCGTCATCATCCACACCACCAGAGATAGTAAATACTAGATCAGCTGGCGTTACTGGGGATAAAACGGCAAAAATTGTATTTGCAACCGGAGAACCCCAGTTAGTACCATCAAGATCATGGGACAACCAGTATACGTATTGTGAGCGGTTGCCCAAAACTGTAACATAGTAATTGCTCATGCCTTGGTAGGAAATAGCATCAGAAGCCTTTGACAGGAATTCATATTTTTCCAAGACTGCGCCAGGGGTGCCAGTAAACTTACCCAAAGCATCAACAACGATCACGTGAAGCTCATCATTGGAACCACCCTTGCCTGAGGCAAAGTCAGAAGTACCAGGAGCGGCAGTAAAGTATTGGTTATATTCCCATGTTGCAAATGTAGCCGAGTCTGCAATTGAAATTTTAAGACCGTTGTATTTTGAACCCGGATATCGAGCAGCAAACTGACCCCATGCAGTCACACCAGATGAATGGTTATCTACATAATCGTCATAGTTAGCAATCAACAGAGCGGAACCAGACACAGAAGCATTAGATGAGTTGGCACCAACCGTGCGAACGACCCACATTGCATTTGTGTAAGATAAAAAATTTGTTGCGGCAAAAAAGTGGGAAGCTGTATCATCATTTGGCGAACCAAAAACCTGCACCAATTCACCCTCGTTAGAGATCAACATTGGTGACATGACAGGGCCATTTGTAAATGCACCTACATAAGCACCAATCGTAGTAGATAGTCCAACGGTAACTGCTGATGCGTCTTTTTCAACTACTTGTACGCCTGGGGATTGCTGATAAATTGCCATATATTATACTCCGGTTTGAATTCTATAGTATTATTTAATTAAAGAAAGTCCGAGGTATCTCGTTCTCGGGTTTGATTCTTTTTCTTTTTTAGAGTTTGAACTCTCTTGAAAATGTTATTTACTTTGATGGGAAGTTTAGGGCCCTCAACTCCAGCAGTAACACTTGGGGTGGCCACGGCCGCACCATCTTCCGTTAATTCTTGTTTATTCTTCATAATTGCTCTAATGTATTTAATAAATCAAAATCCACAGAATTTTTGTTATCCGTCATTTTCAAAAAGTACATGATAGTTTCTGTCAAAATTCTATTTTCTTCGGGAGTTTTATATCTAATAAGATCTACTGCTTGGTCACAGAAACAGTTAGAAATTATAACGATGTGATTTATACATGTTCTAAGTTTCACACCATCTTTATCCTTGGTGTACTTCAAAAGCATAGAATTTAAATAACCAAATCTTTTTAAGTCTGCATCAAACTCAGTTGTTGAGATCATCTTGGGATTATCATATGCTTTGAATGCGCACAGTAAAAAGTGTTGGTCATTGTGGATCATTAAACCATTCCATACAATGAAATAACATTCCAAGTAGAATTTGCCCAAAGTAGAGCA